ATGAGGGCAAACCTGCTTCTAAAGCTCATCGTGGTCTCAAAAAAGGTGGCGCACCTAAAGCTGGTCCAGATACGATGGGCGGTCTAGCTGGTGGAATAAGCGCAACTCGTGTCAATCCTAAGAAAACTACTGGTGGTGTTCGAAATAGCAATGCTGGTGGCTTCAAATCTGGCGGTCATGTCGCTATGAAGCACGGTGGTATGGATGGATACAAAACTGGCGGAAAAATGTGTAAGTATTAAATTGGTCGGGAGCTTCGGCTCCCACCTTTTAACGGAGAAATAATATGGCAGATGCAGTCACAAGTCAAACACTCATTGATGGCGAGCGAATGGTTATCATGAAATTCACGAACATCAGTGACGGAACGGGTGAAAGTGCTGTTCTCAAAGTAGACGTGTCCACACTTAATGCTAGCGCATCAGGTAAAGCATGTAATCGAGTTACAGTTACAAAAATATTTATTGCTAGCCACGGTATGGAAGTTAGAATGCTTTTTGATGCCACAACGGATGTTCCGTTCTATTTGTCGTCTCCAGGAGCAACTCAGATGTTAGATATGAATAGCTTCGGTGGTATAACAAATAATGCGGGTGCAGGTGTTACAGGTGATATTGTTTTCAGCACTGCTGACGCTTCTGCTGGTGACACTTATTGGACTATTTTAGAGATGGTAAAAGGTTACGAAGATTAATACACAATATGCCATTAATCAAATCAAAATCTGATAAAGCATTTAGCAAAAATATTTCTACGGAGATGAAAGCTGGTAAGCCTCAGAAACAAGCAGTAGCGATTGCTTATGCGACTAAACGCGCTGCTAAGAAAGATGGCGGTGGACTCTACGCTAATATTCATGCAAAGCGTGAACGAATCAAAGCTGGCTCAGGTGAGCGTATGCGTAAGCCAGGAGCTGAAGGTGCTCCAAGTAAACAAGATTTTATTGATTCAGCAAAAACTGCGAAGAAAAAAGAGGGCGGTTTGTCGCTAACAGTAGGGCGGGGTGAAAAATTACCAACAAGCCAAGGCGCAGGATTAACCGCTAAAGGCAGGGAAAAAGCAAACCGAGAGACAGGTAGTAATTTAAAAGCACCTGCACCGAACCCTAAATCTGAAAAAGAAAAAGGTCGTAAAAAATCATTCTGTGCTAGAATGTCGGGAGTAGTAAAACACGCAAAAGGTGATGCACCACGAGCTAAGGCTTCGTTACGTCGCTGGAATTGCAAAGATGGTGGGCAAGTTAAGAAAAACTATTAAAGGGTGGTAAATGAGCACGAGTGGCACAGTCGGGCAAACAGTCATCACTGTTCAAAATTTGATAGATAGCGGTGCTCGTCGCGCAGGAAAACTCGCCGAAGAATTGACTGTAGAACAAATACAAGCATCAAAACAAAGTTTGTATTATGTTCTTTCAAACTTAGCTAATCGAGGAATTCAGTATTGGTGTATCAATAAAGTTATTATTGGGCTAATTCCAGATCAAACATATTATTATTTACCAGTAGGGACTGTTGATGTTCTCAACGCGAATTTTAGAACATTGACTGCTATCACTACAGGCGCTAATAGTTCTTCAGGAGTAACTGCTAATGCCTTTGATGGAGTCGGTCAGAGCATCTGCCAGTTAACGACTAACACTGGTACTATCGGAATCAATACAGGCTCTGGAAACCCTGTTTTCATCACTACAGTAGGTATTTTACCAGCGGTTTCAGGCTCTGCAACCATCCAGATTCAATACTCTACTAACAACTCTACGTGGGTTACTCTTGAGAGTCCTGGAGCGACAACTTGGACAGCTGGTCAGTGGATTTATTATGATTTTGAGGCTTCTGAAACCCAGCCCTACTGGAGAATACTTCAGACCGCAGGCGTAAATATGGGGTTCTATCAGGTCGTATTCGGGACTTCACCTTTGTCAATCAATATGGCGCGTATGAATCGTGATGACTATTCAAGTCTACCGAATCGTAGTTTTCAGGCTCTTCGCCCATTGCAATATTGGTTTGATAGAACTATTCCACAACCTTCAATGCAACTTTGGCCAGTGCCTAACAGTATTCAACCTCAATTAGAGCTCTGGTTGCATCGTCAAATTCAAGACGTTGGCGCGTTGAATGGTGAAATAGAAATCCCACAACGATGGTATTTAGCTATTCAAAATATGCTAGCTCATCAAATGTCAATGGAACTTCCTAATACTGAACCTGCTAGAATTGCTTATTGTGAACTTCAAGCTGAGAAATATTGGAGTCAAGCTGAACAAGAAGAACGTGATAAGTCACCTATTTATTTTGCACCTAACATAAGTTATTATACAAGATGAGCGTCTGGTTAGATACAATGGGTGAAACAGTTTTAAGCATCGCCATATGCGATCGATGCAAGATGAAACGCGCTTATTCTCAGATGAGACCAGATGGTAATATTCCTGCTATACGAGTTTGCAGTGAGGGCTGTTCAGATCAATTTGACCCTTATCGTTTACCAGCTAGACAATCTGAAAAGATTTCGATTCGTTTTCCTAGACCAGATGATGATGTTGCTGAGGATCAAGATGCAATTACAACTGATCCTAATATAGTAAATAATCCGAGTATACAAAGTCCTACTCCTACTCCAGGAGAATACGGTATTGCACCTGAGACGTCTGAAGATGAAAATGACGGCAACCTTGATAATTTAAGCCCTTAATATGTCAAATATACGAATTTCACAACTTCCAGCAGCTCCAGTTTCTTTAACTGGTACTGAGCTAGTCCCAGTCGTACAGAATGGTCAAACTGTACAAACCACAGTAAGCGCTATTACTACTAGTCCGTCTTTGACGCAAACTTTCATTACTGTTAGTAATACACCTAGTTTGACAAACAGTAGATATTTAGGCGCAACTAATGGTTTAACGATTACCGACGGAGGCGCGCAAAGTGTTTTAAATATTACTTCTACCGGAGCTCTCCTTTCTCTCGTTAATTCAGGAACAGGTTTTCAAGTTAAAACCAGCTCAACTGCAATTACGAACAGGTCTATTGCAGTTTCAGGTAATGGTATTGCAATTAGTAATGGCTCAGGTATTTCAGGTGATCCGACGTTATCGTTAAGCGGTCAAATATTAAACTTTGCGAACGCAAGTTTTAATGGATTAGTTGTTCTTTCCACTGCAGGTGCGATAACTTCAGCGACTATCACAGGTACTGCTAATCAAATAGACGTAGCTAATGGAACTGGGGTAGGCGGTAATCCTACTATAAGTATTACTGCTAATCCTCAGTTACCAGGAAATGCAGGTGTAAGTTTGCCCGCAGGTACGACTGGTCAACGTTCAGGTTCACCTATAAATGGCACACTGCGTTATAACTCAAGTTTAGGGTTATTAGAAGCGTATTTAAATAACGCGTGGGTTTCTTTAGCTTCAGGCTCTGGCGTCACTTCAGTGGCTACAGGCACAGGTTTAACAGGTGGTCCGATCACTACAACTGGAACTATCTCTCTTGATAATACGGCAGTGGTTGCAGGTTCATACACAGCGGCAAACATTACTGTAGATGCCCAAGGGCGACTTACATCGGCGGCAAACGGCTCTAGCGGTGGAGGAACAGTCACTAGCGTTGCATTATCTGGCGGTACAACTGGATTAACGACATCTGGTGGTCCAATTACATCAAGCGGGACTATTACTCTTGCAGGTACTTTAGCCGTTGCCAGCGGTGGAACGGGAACATCCACCCCTTCAATTGTTGCTGGTACTAACGTCACTGTTTCAGGAACTTGGCCTAACCAAACAATCAATGCAACAAGTTCTGGCTCTGGCGATGTAGTTGGTCCAGCCTCTGCTACAGACAATGCAATCACAAGGTTTGACGGCACAACTGGAAAACTTGTACAAAATAGTTTGGTCACAGTCTCTGACACTGGTGCAATCACTGCTCCGCAAGTCGGCAGTATTATTCCGTTCTATTTCGCTAACCAAGCAGCATTTCCGTCTGCGGCGACTTACCATGGAGCTTTGGCTCACAGTCATTCAGACGGGGCAATGTACTTCGCTCATAGCAGCGCGTGGGTAAGATTGTTAGACAATGGTGGACCATTAGGAACACCCTCTAGTGGAACAGCAACCAATCTTACAGGTTTACCTTTAACTACAGGTGTAACTGGAACTCTTCCCGTAGCTAATGGCGGTACAGGTCTTACGGCTGGAACTAGTGGTGGGATCCTCGCTTATACGGCAACAGGAACTCTAGCGTCTTCCGCATTACTAGCGGCAAACGCTTTAATGATTGGAGGCGGTGCAGGAGCAGCCCCTAT